TATATCTTGAGCTAAAAATTGCTTAAATGCTGTCATTCATTAGAAATCTAATTTAACTCTAACTAGCATTTCTTTTGTAAAATCTTTCTTTAAAGGTCTTGATAATTTAGCAACCGCTAACAACTCATTAGTATCGTTATATAAACCTATAGTAGTAGGGAATGTTTGTGGGTTATTTATAAAATCATTATATATAACAACACCATTACTACCTGAAATAAAGCTTGGATTTTCAGAGTAATTATATTCTGAATTTCTAGCTCTAACAAATATGAAATCTGAGGTTAAAGTTTCTTGTGAATTTAAAGTAAATTGAGATCCAGATACTATTGAATTATATAATCTTATTGGATTTAATCCATCTGAGTTATTAGTTCTAGATGTTATAAAATCAATTCCTCCATTAGCAACACTAGAACCTAATGCAGCTGGGTTTAAAATTATAGTTGATATATCTGGTAAGAACCACCCATAAGAACCAGAACCATTAGACCAACCATTAGCATTTACTGATGTATCAATAGTTCCCGCTGAGCCACTAATTAAATTGTAGATACGACCTGCGTCTTTAAATACGTTAGATGTTGTATATCTAGAGTCATCAGTTAATGATATAGTGTTACTTCCAGATGTTAACTGTAATGTTAATGATCCTGGGAATAGTGCTTCTTTATATCTATTTCTTTCTATTGATATAGCATAGAAATTAGGAGAAGTAAAATTACCAAATGTAAATGATTCTAATTCACTACCTAAAACTAATGTTCTATATTGACCATAAATAGTTCTAGTTGGAGAAAGTTCAGGCACACTTGAGTCATATAATTGACTACCACTACCTAAAATATCACCATAAGTTATATCAAATTGAATTTCGGCATCAGTATTAGTTGAAGCGGTTTGATATACACTTATATAGTAATTACCAGCATTACTAGCAATTTGAGTAGTATCAGTATAAAATTCAGTTAATGTTGGGTTATAACCTGACCATAAAGCTGAGGTTATCGATTCAGCTGATATTAAAAAGTCCTGAGGATCTAATCTAGTAAATGACATATTTTATTTATTATTGAGTTTTCTTAATTGTTACAGGGATTGTTAATCTAGCACCACTATCTCTACCTATTATAGTTAATGAAGCATATAATTCAGTTGCTGTTCCAAATAAAGTATTAATTGTAGTTGCTGATAAATTAATTGTAGTACCAACAACTGTTTTAGATACGTTAGTTCCAATAGTAGTAGTTGAATTTAAATCTTGAGCGGATGTTGATTGAACACCTGCACCAGTAAATGAACTAAATAATCTAACATCTGAAATGGTTGCTGTGTATCCTGATGATTCAAATGTTTGGTTATTGCCTAAATAATTTAAAGTTTGTGGAGTAATAGCTAATGTAGCTCCTTGTTTCAATACTACTGCAGCATAACCTAAATCTAGGATAGGCATTTTAGATGTACCTCTAGGTAAAGTTACCAATTTATATTTCATAATTTGGGTTTCATCAGGAAATGCTTCTAATAATGGCATATTCTCTATAGCTTGACCATAGTAAGCTGAGCCAGATGGGTGGTTTGGATTATATAATGTATAATCTATTTCATCATCTGCTAATGAGAATTGAGTAATTTTGAATGTGCCATCACCTTTAGCTAAAAGCTCACGGCCTTTTTTTGTTAAAATTGCATCTACGGTGATAACCGAGTTATTTAAGTATCCCATTTTTTATTGTATTTTATTGATAAATATTATTAAATTAAGCCTTTTTGTTGAAGACTGGCAATTATGGTTGGTAAGTTTTCTTTTATTTTATCTGTTGGAAATTCAGGAAATAAAAATCCAGAATCCTCAGATGAAGGTACATTTACATTTAACGTTATCCCGTTATTTACATCTTTTACTTTTCTTCTAACTACAAAGTGATTAATGTTAACTGATGGAGAGTTAGGAATTGGTCTATCTAAATATAAAACTGCAACATTAGAATTAGAAGGTGCACCATTAACTCCACCAGTAAAATAAGTAATAGTACTTCCTGAAGTTGTAGAGTAAGAATTTCCTCCTGTACCTACTGTTTTAGCATATAAATTTAAAGTAGAAGTAGTATTACTTGCACTGATATCACCTATAAGACTATTATATGGAGCTACAGATGAACTAAAATTAATAGCTTCCACTATTGCTGCTGTTGATGTAATATTATTAGATCCTGATAATACAAAGATATTAGTTGAATCGTTTGTACGATTAATTGCTCCAGCAAAGTTAAAGGTAGTACTTCCTGATATTAAAGAGTAGCTATTTCCTACTATACCTTGTGTTTTAGCATGTACACGTAATGATGGGCTATTAATACTTGCACTTATATCACCTATTGAAGTAACATATGGTGCTATAGATGAACTATTATTGATAGCTAGTACTAATTTATCTATTGAATCACTAATACTTGAGCCAGAAGGAACATATATATTAGTTGCATCATTTGTACCACCTGTACTTCCTGTTAATACAATATTAATTTGGGGTTGTGATGGTTGAAATAATTTAAATGAGCTTGATCCTATAGCTACAACTTGAGTATGGAATGGAGTAATATCTAAATCATAAGATGCTGTATTGTTAGTTAATGGCCCAACTAATGAAAAAGTTACTGTTCCGGTTTCAGTTAAATCAAATGAACTTGATCCTATAGCTACTGTTTTATTGTAAAAAGGAATAATATCTAAAGTTGATGAAGCTGTAATTCCTGGTACAGGAATGATAGTTGATGAAGTAGCTACTACTTTATAAGCAAGAGATTCATCATATTCAAATCGTATTTCATCTCCGGGGTAGATCATTGCTTCACTATCTATTAATGGTAATCCAGATGATGTAATATCTACTTGTTGATATCCTCCATTCAATATTGTTCCTAATGATACTGAGCTAGTTAACACAGTATCATTTATCGATCCAGTTGTCCAAAAAGGTTCAAGTACACTTGGGGCTTCTAACCCGTTTGTTTTTATATTAAACCAAGTATTATAATTTCCAGTATTTACTATATAATCACATATAGAAACTGTATTACCAGAAAGCCATTCTATAACTGGGTATATTTCATCTAGATTATCGAAATCAAAATAATTTTTAAGTTCACAGCGATATACATTATCTGTGGCAAATGGTTGAACATAATGTTGTACAGCTGCTATTCTTTTATGAATTCCAGCTCTTATACGATATATACTTAGCTGTATTCTAGTATTATAAAGAGTAGCAAAAGCTCCACCAGAACCTCCTGGAAATGGTGATGTGTAATTTCCATTATGAATGTACATGTAAAAATCTATATTTACTGACGTTTGAGGTTGTACATTAAATCTATATCTAGGGTAAGATATATGATCATATCCTAGACTAGGAGGTACTGTTGGAATACCAAGTGGGTTAGGTATCCATCCACTTTGAGAATCATAACCTGATAAATATGAACTATATGGATAATCAGCTGTGGAGCCGGTTCCAAAATAGAATGGGTTAATAGCTTGAGAAGAAGTTAAAAACTGAGTAGGACCATAATTAGTTTGAATAGAAGTTACTCCAGCAATACCTATTTGCATACTATTTTTCCAATTATCGCTTCCTCCTGCTTTGTTTGATTTACTGAATGCAAAATCTGGGGCACTAGGGAGTACAGTACCTTTAGCATTTGTAAATTCTAATTTATTCGTAAAAATAGCTGTACCTCCGGCAGATGAAGATAAACTATATAATATTGGTTTATAAACTAATCCTGAAAGTAAAATTGTTTTTGGTGTACTAAAAAAAGAAGAATTTCCAGTAGCTAAATTAAGATAAACTCTTTTATCAGTTTCAAACCCATCTATTAAATTATAATATGTGTCATCATTTGTACTTAAATTATATACCTCACCATTTTCATCAATCATATATTTTAATTGAAGAGATGTAGTCAGCTTATATAATGGATTATTTGATATAAATTTAGTAAAATATAAAAAATATGGAGTAGTTCTTTCAACATTTGGTTTTAAACCTAAACCTCCACCATACGTGTCTAAAGGTAAAGCGCCTACAGGGTAAGTATCTAAGTTAAAACCAGGGCTAATGGTTCTACTACCAACATATCTAGGATAAGTGGATCTTAATAGTTCGTAATTATATTGACTAACATTGGATTTAGTACCTAAACCTGATAATATTATTTCGAAATCTTTTTCAGGTAGAATATATTCTATATAATCTACTTTAGAATAGTGAGGATTTTCAACTACATTTTCAGCATTTCCGTATAATGGATTTTCATTGTTGTCTCCTGCTATATATAATACTACGTCATTTCCTGATCCACTAGTTCCTATATTAGCTGATTCTAATTGGTTTATGTAAAAATTAGCAAGTGAAGACGTTAAATCAGATGTTGTACTATCAGTTACATAAGTAATATATGTTTCTCCATTTATTGGAGTAAATGAACCACTTAATTCAAAATTTATAAATGATGCTGGAGGGACAGGTGTAGGGGATGTACTTAGAATTGTTTGATAAGTACTAGGAGCTAATTGTTTAGCAAAAATTAATTGAGCGTCAGGTGATCCTGCTGTTGAATATATTAAAGCCGAGGCAGTAGCATATAATGTAGTATTAGGAGTATATCCTAATGTATATTCTCCATTTGATGAATTATAATATCCTAATGAGTTACCTGTGATAACATTATCATATATTAAAATACTAGATGTTTGAGGAGCATTAAAATCAGCCGATAGAGTATAGTCACGTGTATAGTTATTATTACTCGCAGCTAATGTATTTATATTTCCGTATCCTTGAAATTTTACTTGTAATTGATAATAAGTGGGGTATTCTACTTTAGAAAGAATTTCAAAAGTTATAGGATCTATATCTGAGTAGTTAAGAGTAAATCTTAATAATTCAGATACATTTGATGAAATATCATCTCCAGTAACATTTTGTTTAGAAATTTTAACAGATGCTATATAGTATCCAATTGCCATTTTTTAATAAATTATTTGATCTATAAATATTAATACTTCACCTTGTTCAGGAGCGGTATTTGGATTATAGAAATTAGTATTAGGTATATTATCAATTTTATATAATACTGGGGTTAATTTTGATAAGAAAATATTGTCAAATAATGTAGCACCAATAGATACATTTTTAAGTGGGGCTACTGTTATTTCTGTTCCTTTTAATTCTCCCGTATAAAATTCATCTTTATAACTGTGGCTAATATATGAAAGACCTTTTGGACCATCAAATTCAGATGTCCAACTTTGTGTAATGTTTATAGCTCCAGGATATGAAAAACTACTAGAATTAGATTCTCCTAATGTAGGAAATTCTCCACCTGAGTCTCCTTCAACTTTGTAAAGTTTATCTTCTGCATAATCATATGGAAATGATTTTACTGAAGCTGAGAATTCATTATGAAATTCATAAGATGTTTGAGCGGGTGAATATCTATTTCTTTCTAGTAAATGTTGTTTAATAACTATACCTGATGCTAAATTCGTTCTAGCAGGTATAAAATCTTTGATCAATTTAAATAATGAGTTGTCAAAATATTTAACTAATCGTATATAATCTTTTAAATCGTATCTTCCTTGATATTTAGAAAAATACATATCTCTTATTTTATTAAAATCAGGGTATTGATTAGCATTAGTATTAGTTAATTGTCTTGGGTCACCTATATAGTCCCCTATATTAAAATATCCTAATTGAGCAATTATATCATCATTTATTTCGTTTTGTGGGGTAAATGCTACTTCTACATAATTTGTATCTTTTGTATAACTTTCACTTATAGGAAAACTTTGTTGAATTGAAATATATGGTGATAAAGTATCTCCATCAGGTAAAATGTTGTTTACTATTTTTATTTTATCAGAAATAGCATTTTTTACACCTGCAGGAAATTGATCAAAATATATTGTTTCTCTATTAGCTACAAATGAATATGAACCACTTAAGTAATATAAACTCCCAGATGCTGCCCATGATCCTGTAGAAGGATATGTTGTGTAGGATGGATGTAATGAAATTCTAGTTGTAGAAGAATCATTATCTAAAACACTACCTAGTGGGGCTCTAAAGATCAATGAATTTAAAGACGATTGAGAACCCATTAATTGATTTCCTTCAATTGAATATGGATTCATTACATAATCATCAAAAACACTTTCACTTAAAGCAACATTGTACATTCTTAGTTCTTGAAATGAACCTGAGAATGGAGTATATGTTTTTCCTGCTATTGTTATATTAGAAGGAGAAGATAAGTAAAATTTATTACTTCCACTCACTGTAATCCAATGTTGTGAACCTGTAAAACTGTCTGACGCTTGAAATCCTATTTGTGAACCATCATATCCATCATATATTTTATTTTTAGCGTATAAACTATTAGTATAAACAGATGAAGAATTTGTAGTAACTAATACTGACCACCAATCTCCATCGAAGAAAGGTAAATAAACACTAGCTGAGGTGTTTGTAACGTTGTCAATTAATTTTAAAGTTGCATATTGATTATAAGGATCAGGTATTGAACCAGCATATGATGCACTTGCATATCCACTACCAGTATATTCTAAAACTAAGTTTAAAGAAGAACTTGGAGATATGTAAGCTAAAGACTGGCTAAAACCCGAAGTTGTAGGAATACCTGTTGTTTTAAATCTTACTTCAAATGAAAGAGAATCTTCAGGATTTATACTAACTGGGCTATAAACACTTCCTTCATAATGTGCCCACCCGTAATATGCATTATCTACTATACCAAAGGTAACATATCCTGAACCTGTAGAGTAAAATTCATAGTTAAATTGGTTTTGAAAATAATCCCAATCATTACTATTGTTTTTGTCTTTTCCTCCATATTCATTAATTCGTAATATAGTATCAGGGATACCATATAATGTAATTAAAGTTCTAAGACCAGCTACTGTGCCTTTTTTCTTAAGTAAGTAGGGAATGTTATGATAAATTCTTTTATATGTTTCAGTATTTACATCGTTAAGAGGTATTAATGAACTTGTAGAAGAAGCAGTTACATAATTTGTAATTAATTCACCGCCAGTATTTAATATATAACCTCCGTCTGGAGTAATACCTAAGAACGCAGCATATAAATCATCAGTTGAGAAATTGTTTTGATATATTTTTATACCAAAATCTTTTATAGCATCTGAAATTAAATCTTTAGATATACCTGCTGTAACTCTATTATCTGCATTATACTTAGCAGATACTTCTTCATAGTATGAATATATACTATCAAAATGTTGACCTAACATTTGTACAAAAAGTACATATTGATCGTTGTTAGGATCTTCGGTTAAATAAGTGGGTATAGCGTTTGTTAATGCGTCTTTATTCTCACTATCAAATAATGATGCTGTTTCTAATTGAGATATTAACCACGTTTGACCTGCTGATGAAGTTGTAGGTACATTTATAAATGGTGGAGTCGAATTTGATTTAGGCCAAGCTTTACTTTCTGAATTATAGTATAAGTAATATTCATATTCATCAAAGTTTGTAATAATATCTTGAATCTTTACATCCCAAATCCCATTACTAGCTGAAGTATATTGGTTAGTAGATAAAGTTAAAGTACTTTGTGACGTATAAGTTTCTAGTAATGATAATTTGTAGTAAAAGTTTTCTAATCTAGTTTGAGCAGAAGAGAAATGTATAAAATTATTATAATCGGAATAATCTATATTTATTTCAATTGATTTAGCTTGTAAAAAACTCGATAATTGATTTGAAAGAGAAGACGATGCACTATTAGTTAATAAACTATAGTTAGTATAATTTGTAGAATTATTTATCTTGTCTTTTAATGGAATATTTAAATTAGGACCCTTTAATCTAGGAACAAATTCTTCTTCATCATCTATTATAAAAATATTTTCAATAGAATAAGCTATTGAATCAGCTATTTTTGTTACTGCCCATAATTGAGAATTTATATCAAAACTATCTGGAAGAGGTTCGTATAATTTAATTAATAATGTTGGATCCTCTTCAATAGAGTCATCTAATAAAATATTATTAGCTATGATTAAATTGTTGCTTCCAAAATTTAAATAAAAGTCAGGATAGTAATTTAAATCAGAAGATTGAGAAACAAAATTATTGTATCCCTCTACTATAGAACCAGATGATAATATATTTGTATCTAATCTTAATTCAGTTCTATCAGCACTTATTTCTGCTATATAATAGTAGTTATCTGGGCTTGAGAATAATATTGGAGTAACAAAATTATATAATGTTTTATATTGTCCTTCTTCATATCCTGCATCTGTTAGATTTTTTTGAGGATCTATATTTAGAACATTATCTAATATTGAATAACCTAAAAAATTAAGATCGGATGAGATGATGTTATTATTGAAATCATATATATGATATTCAATTATATCTGTACTAGAAGAAAAAGGAATATCAGTAACATTAAAACTGGATATTATATTTTCATCATCTGACGAATATTCTTGGAGTTCTAAAGTTACAGGATCTAAAGAAGATATGTTTGTTATAATTGCCATTAGTGTTTAAAGTCCTAATAATTGTTTTTGTAAATCTAAATTTTCTTCTCTTAATGAGGATATTTCATCTAATAATGCTTGTATATCTTCATTAGCTGCTTCGTACCCAATATATGCACTACTCTGTTTAATTAAATATTCATGTGAATTAATATCCCCGGTTTCAGGTATATCATAAAATAACTCACTATATTTAATAAAAAATTCATCAACTGATGAATCTATAGGAATATCTTCAGGTTGATCTCTTAAACCCAATTGACTAAAACTTGTATCAATTACTTTAGGATATTGTCTTTTTTCAAAAACAGTTTTATTTAAATTAATTTTATCCATTTATTACTTTAAAATAATTATTATCGTCTATTACTAAAATTTCACCATCAATATTTGTTTTGATTAAAATTTTATAATATCTCTCGGGTTGTAATCCGTTCATAAATATTTTAAAATAATTTCCTTCACTGTCAGCACTTATTTTAGTATACGTTTCATCAAAATCTACTACAAATTCATTAGTGTCTAAATCTTTTATAGCATAAAACGAAGAAGTAGGTAAATAATAATTTTTTATATAAAATGAACTAGTTTGAAATGTACGAACTGGGTATTGAGGACGCACATCTAATCTGAACTTTTGAGTACTTTCATTATTAAAAAATCCTTTATTATTTGGAAAAGTAATCATTATTTGAGATGCAGATATAAATCCATTAATATTTGAACCAGTATTGAATGAATAATCATCCCATCTAAATTCAAGTTGTGGAGGATATATAGTATGAGTATCCACTGAAAATAAATTCATTTCCGGAGCCACTGATGAACTTGAATTGAATTCAATATCAGAATTCCATTTTAAAATTACTCCGTAATTATCAATACTAGCTGAGTACCAAGAAGATACAATATCAGTTATATTAGAATTAATATCTTTTGGAGCTCTAATTGGAAAAGATTGAGTAACTTCATACTGTAAAGATAAAGCTGATCCAGTATACCAAACTCCTCCTCCTGGGTTTGATGTAGGAAATGAAGCTGTAACATATGAAGGAAAAGAAGACGTAGTCCATGTTGTCCCTCCATTATATGTATTCCAAGTCCAACTAGCACCATTTTCAGTTTGAGGAGAATCATCAGATCTTCCTGTTCCGTTATCCCAATCTTGAGCTAAAGGATAAATATATAAACTAGAATTATTAATTATTCCAGTAGTTCTAGCATTATATAACCTTAAATTAGCTTGCCACTGTGAACTACTAATTAAATTATCAATTACATCTACTATTTCATCTGTATCAAAACCAACTAAACTTCTAGCTACTTCAGCGGATGAAATATATATTGGATCTGTATAATTAGTTCTATTATATATTTCTAAAATAGAATCTAACCCAGAATTTTTATCTGGATATAATGAGTATAATGTAGTGTCTCTACTTGGGAATATTTTATATATGGCCATTTATTTATAATTTTATAGTGGTACTACACGACCTTGGATATCAGTATCAGGATATCTTATTTCAAATATAGAAGGGTCTAATGAAGGATATATTACATTATTATATGTAGCTCCTTTAATATCGTATCCATATTGAGAATATCCTAAGTTATTTCCGTATTTATTTGTTATTTCTATGTTTTTTACAGTTTGAACACCTTCTACTCTATCTAAAAGAATATATAAATCTCTTAACATAATAGGTTGATTAATTTGCCAATTATCTATATTAAAGTAATCTTGTAAAGACGCAATACAATTAGTTAATACATCATTATTATTATAATCTGGGAGTACAATTATGTCAAAATTTAATCCTATGTTAACTATAAATGCATCTCTAATTCTAATAGAATCACCTACAACTCTATATTGAGATAAGTATGTTGAAAGATTTTGCTTAATAGTAGAAGTAGAAGTGGTTAATTTTTTATCATTATTGTAAGTTAAAATATATAAATCCAATATTGATGGAATTTCACCTAAATTTACATTTTGAACTTGAGTTGCTTCGATATAAGCTTTAGCTACAGCTCCAAATTTAGGAGACATACTTAAAGCTCTTATTAAATAATCGTCTTGAGTAACATTTCGTAATTGAGTGTTATAATTAGAAACAATATTCTGTCTAATTTCTTCTACAGTATCTCCATTATTTCCTCCGTCTGCTGCTATTAAATTATTTACAGCTAACGAACTTACTATATATTGAGCAGTTGTTGAATTTAAATTAGTTTTTAAAAACTTAGGTGTACTATTTATTTGAGTTAAAGTATTTGATGGAACATTAGCTGCAACACCTCCACCGGTTAAATAACGAACTGTTAAAGTTGTGTTTGAAGGAGCAATACCATAAGTATTAGTGAAAGTAAAATTGGTAGGACTATATGCTGTAGTCATTTTATTTTGACCAAATGATAAACCAATACCTACATTATCTAAATTAGGGATAATTGTTTCGTCATTATCAGCAGTTGTTCCAGCTCCAAATTGAAGTTGTACTTTTTCTTCATCTAAAAATCTAGAAACAAATCTCCTTTGAACTTGTTTTAATTTTAATAAATATGGAGAATCGTTATTTTCATATTGATTTGGATCATTTATATTAGTATTCTTAATAGAATCATATATTGTATCTTGAGCTAAATAATCTACTTCATACCACTCATTTCCATCACTATCAACAATATCTAATATACCTATTATATTACTGTTATTTATTTCAACAGTTGGAAATTTTTGAGGTGTTCCAAATGAAAAAGTAGTTGTATTAATAGTAGCTGATATAGCTTCTACTTCTTTTTTTAATAAGTAAAATGTTGGGTTACCTGAAGATACTTGGTATACGGTTATTTCTGTTGGGTCTAAAGAGCTTGATACTGTAAAATCCACATCATCTTGAGTAATAAAAGACGGGGCTCCTACTAATGTTGACGTTACAGTAGCCTCTCTGTTAATTTTTAAAGCATAATCAAAATCAGGAACATAACTACCACTAACTATTTTTGATGGAAGTAATTGATAAACCGATAATGAAGTATTTGCTGCTCCAGTAACTTTAGGCTTATAACTAAACATATAAGCTAATTCAAATAAATTATTTAATTGTCTAGCATGTTGAGTATATGTTTCTTGTACTTGATTATCTAAATAGAACGATAAAACATCCCCCACATATGCAGCCATTTCCATTATCATCATACCTGGAGATGCAGGGCTGAAGTCATTATATGTGGTTGGGTAATAAGTTTTGGTAAAGTCTATTAATGAGGTTTTAAATGAATTAAAATCTCTATTTAAATATGCTATATTACGTTTAGTAGTTGCCATTTAGTTAAAAAGTTATTTCGAGTACATCAGATATATCTGTGTTTGGTATAGAATATGTTAAAACCACGTTTATTGAATTAGAGTCATTATTTGCAAATATATCTAAACTAACTACATTAATATTACTAAAGAATTGATTTAATTGAGTTTGTATGTTATTCTTAAGAAATTCAGTATTGTCATTGGTTATTTGTTCAAAAATAAATGCTCTTAAACCAGCCCCAAATCTATTATTTAGATATCTTTCATATGGATTTGTGAGAAAAAAATTTATAAGATTAGCCTTAATAGCATCTTTAGTTAAATAAGTTGAATTAAAGACTGCGGGACCATTAAATGGTAAACCTATACCTACAGCAACACTTGGTTTTGTATCAATAGGATATATCTTTTTTGCTCCGAACGCCATTATTTTTTAATTAACCCCATTATTTGGTCTAAACCTAATTGTCCATCAGGTAATGTTCCATTTACTGGGTCTACATTACTTGGGATTTTAAATTCTCCTTCAAAATTTGATTTAGGTGGTTGAGCCATTTCACCTAATATATCCATATATGCTTTTTTAGTATTTACTGGTGATTTGGTTTGTTGGTGAGGAATGACATTTGTATTAAAACTTAACGTTCTATCGTCACTAACTTTATAAGACTCAGTAATTGGTTGTTTATTACTACGAACTGCTGTTCGTCTATTAATATTTGAGTAGAAGCACTAAATGATGATTCACCTCTTAATACGATAACACCGCTAACATCTCGAGCTATAGCATATCGTTTTACGTATTTATTATTATCTTTTGTATCTTCTTGAATTTCTAATGAAAATCCTTTATATGTAATACCTTCATTGTCTAATTGTGTATTAGTAGCGTTAGCAGCTTTTATTAAATCGGCATCTATTGCAGTTAACGATAATTGTTGATCTTGAGAGCACTGTTGAATTAACTTATCTAATGAACCTAATAAATCTATTATTTGTTTTAAAACAGCTGCAGCTATTAAAGACATAAAAGCTATACCTGCTATAGCATATACTATTTTTCCTAATTTATTTTCCAATGATATTAAAACAGCTGATGTGGCTGATGGTGCTGGTGATGGGATAGCTTTAGCAATCTGGATAGCGATTTGTAATACAGCTAAAAATCCAGATAATAATGTGGCGACTTTGGCTATAGTGTTAACAGCTTTATATAAATTATTTAATTGAGTTACTATTTTATTTCTTTTAGCTATTATTTTTAATAAAGTAGCTTTATCAGGACATGATACTTTATCCAATAAGCCTTTTTTAACCATATCTAAAGTAATACCAAATTGTGCTAATAATAGTAATATTAATGGGATTAAGTTCTTTTTAACGGTTTTAATTAAATTTCTCAGTGCTGCTTTAAGTTGAGCAGTACCTCCTATTTTAATATTATCTTTTATTTTTTGAGCAGTTACAATAGCCTTTTCTGCTTCAGAAGGTAATTGTACTTGAGCTATATCTAAATCTAATTGCTTTTTTTGAGGTATTAATTCTGTTAAACCTAAATCTTTCAACCAATTACCATCTCCATCAAATGGAAACTTTAAGGGATTTTGAGAATACTTTTTTTTAGAAAAATTTACATTTAACGAATCTCGAATAAATTTTTTATCATCATTAGATAAACCAATAAAGTCTTTACTAGTTTGAATTTCAGTAAATGAATTTACTTCAAATTTTACCTTTTTATCTTTATTATAAACAGTAATAGGAAGTTTAATTTTTAATTGATAAACTCCATCTTTATCAGTTGTAGCTTTAGATTTATGTAAAAGGGAATCTTTATTAAAAACAATCTTAGCCCCCGAAATTGGAGATTTAGTGGTTTCATCTATTACTTTACCACTTATTATGATAGTTTCTTTATTCATTATACTGTTTTAGTAACTTTTGATTTAAGATCGGTTAATGTTTTACTTAATTGATCTACTATTCCTTTTGTACCTGCAGCAGCATTTACTATTATGTCTGCGGTTTCTGGAAGACCACCTGGCCAATCTTTAGATCCTTCTAAAGCACTACATAGTGAACTTAATGATGTTAATAAAGCATTTAATAATTTTACTGTTTTATCTCCTAATAACACAGGTTCAGTGGCATTTAAATTTCCTAAAGATATTTTGCTTGAATCTAATACTATTTCTTTATTAGATGCTAAATTTATACTTTCAAGAGCGGATAGTCCTATAGATTTAGCTGAGTTAATCAATATATGGTCTTCTTTACTACAAAAAACTAATCTATTTGATGCTAAAATAATTTGGGGTTTATTAAATTGAGCTATTGTGTCTGGGGGTAAAGAGTAACTTCTATAATTTTCTCCTTTAGGATTTAATTTAATTTTTTGAGTTGATGTTAAATAAACTGATGATGAATCTTTATTTATATCTTCGGTAGTACTTGGATTTCCTTTTGAATCAGTTAATAAATTATTTCGTATAATAGTTATTGGATCTCCTTCATTACCAGATGTTGACCAATTATTAGTATCTTTTTTTACTGTTTGACCTAATCTAATAGAATTATTAAATCTACCCTCTATTATATAATCTCCTATATATCCGTAAAGTGGTTTACTTATTATATTATCAATATAATTTGCTCCTAAATCTACAGTAGAAGGAGTACTTGCTACTTTCCCAGGATTACCTGACGATATTACTGATTCGTAACTTTTATTTGATGGAGATGGTGGAGTTACATTTTTATAAAAAGGATTAGCATTATGAGCGGATGCATTCCATATACTAATTATACTAAAATAATAATATTCTCTTCTAGAGCTGTCATTTTGAGAAGCAACTGTAGGGAGACTTATGATATAAACTAATTCATTTTTTAATGGAGGAGTCTTAGTAAATGAAGATAAAGGTTTAGCAACGTTGGTATACCCATCTGAAGGGCCATTAATTGAGGTGTCAATAAAAGATATATTACCTAATGAAGACCAACCTCCTTCTCCTAATGTTCCTGTTTTACCAAATAATTCATGTGTTGAATCTAGAATAATATCTGAAACTCTACCTACTTTTGTAGTATAAGCATTGGAGTCTTTTTTCTTTAAAGATAAATCTTTATTAGAACCTACTCTATTATTTAATCCACTAAATCCAAATTGTGTCATTTATTTTTCATTTAGCTTATTTATATCATTTAATAATTGCTCTTTTTCAGCATCCGATATATTAAATCCACTTTCACTGTCACTATTATTAGTAGTTAAACAACGCTGGATAATTGTAGCCATTTTAATTAATTGTTCATCATTTTTAACACCTATTTCTAGGTATTCTTTAAGTAAAGGAACAACTAATGTAGCATCACCAATACTTTCGACCATTGGTTTCAATTCATCAATCAAAGAGGAAATTTGTTTTTCCTTTTTCTTTTGATTATTATAAATTTCTTGAAATAGATCTTTAAGTTTTTTACCACCAAAGATATCGGAGTCTAAATTATTACTCATGATTTTATAATAAATATGTAAATATTAAAATTTTACAATTCCTGTCTCTAAATAATGTATATACGATTTTTTAAATATACCTGAAAGTACTAGTGCTATTTTGGTAATTTTGGAGGTTTTAACATCTATTATTTCTCGTATATAAATATATAATGCTTTTTTATTAAAAATAACTAAATGGTCTCGTTTACGAAATAATTCTAGTATAGCATCTGCTATTTTAGCATCCATTTCTTTTGGAAATAAAGTATATATATTATTAGTACAGTATTCTACATATAAATCTGTAAATAAAGATATTTTATCATTATGTGATAATTTATCACTTGGTGAGTTATTTTCCTCTACTGTGTAAGAATATGTTCCGTCTTCTTCTATAGTAGATACTGGTGTTGAATTGACTCTCTTTTTATAATTAGTATCGTTATATAATATTAACCAACGTTTTACTATTGTTCCAAAATATGAATATGCTTTTGCCCCTCGAGACGGATCAAATTTATGTATTTTAGATAGTAAAAATATAATTACTTCATGTTGTAAATCTTCTATGTTCTCTACCTCAGTATAGTAAAATTTAAATGTGTGTATAATGTTTTGAGTAAGTTTAAAAAAAGCATAATGAATTTTATCGTCATATATTTTACTTTTTTCTGCAAAATCAGTACTTAAGTTATAAGCAATAATTGCATCCTCAGTTTCTTGTGTGAAGTAATTTTTAGACATATTTTTAGTTTACTTTAAAATTATTCAACTGTTCTTGTAAAAATTTTACCTGTTTAATATTATTGTTATTATCATATTTATTTGATTAAAAAAGGTTGTAAAATTAATTACAACCTTCATATTTTATTAATTAATATTTAGCCTTTAAAAAATCCATCCATTACATTCTTTAAGCCTTGGCTTTGGATATTACCTAATGCTTTAGTTTTAATGGCTACTTTTTTAGCTGGTTGCTTAGTATTTAATGTACGACCTTTGTTTGTAGTAGACACGCTACCTTTAAATTTAGGAAACCATTCTCTTTCAAATTCAACTCTAGCTGCTAAAAAATCGGCCTGATGTACAATATGAACTAGTGAAGTACGTACTTTAGTTTCTGGAGCCCAAGACATTAAGTATGGTTTATTAGCGTCATCATATAACCCATCATGTAATCTAATTGCTAGCCATTCATTTTTAGTATAATCTATATCATACTCTTTTAATAAAAATAAACCACGATCAGGTACTGACATGAATTCTAATTTATTATTGAAAGTATAATCTTCACCTAATTTATCTTTACGCCATTGATCTGTCTGAGGAATATATGATTCATTTTCTTCATCCCCTATTTTACCTAAATCATGATTCATAGCTGAGAATACTAATTCTTCAATAGTATAATTTTGATCTACACCAAATTCCTCCCATACTGAATTAATTTTAAGAGCAGCATCTATAACACGATTAACATGTTCTACATAACCACCTGGGAATGCATTATGGTATTCTTTTTTATGTGATGCTGGCATTAACATAATACGTTCAGAGTATTGATTGTAGAATGCTTTTAATTTAGACGCTCTAGGCTCAGAGATATAAGTATCTATATAACCCATAAATTGACTCCAGTTATCCTGGATTTGTTCTGCTGTTAGCTTCATAACTTTTATTTTTAATTATTAAATTCGATTTAATTCATGTCCTGCTAAAGGTTCAGATTCAACATATAATTTAAGTTGACTAATCTGTTCTTGAATGTTAGATAGTACTTCATCATACTGTTCTCTATTACCTTGTCTTAAGGCGAAATTTAATTTAGTTAGATTAGATTCTAATCCATCTAGTTTTCTCAACGTTGCTTCCCTGTTTCTCATATATTTGTTTTTATTGTTTTTATTTTCTAATTCTTATTAATCTAGTTTCCTTAAAACCCGTAATTGAAATATACGTTTATAAAATTTACTTTCCAAGTTTAAGTTTAAATTCTTTTATCTTATCTTCTATTTTCTTTAATAATGCACACTTTTCATATTCTTCTAACTCCTCAAAAAATTTTACTGCAAACTCTATATTTTTAAGAAATTCATCTGATGATTTATCCCTTATACAATCCATATGGAATGGATTTTCTAAATTAATATTTTTAATATAGTCCCACGCTTTTTCAAACATAAGATGTTCACCTGCCTTCTCTACTTCCTCTATATTCAATTCAGGGGAAATATGTTTAAATACTTTAATTGTATGTTGTTTGAAAAATAAATGATTACCTATCAATTTATTAAACCCACCTATCCAAAACAATGGATGTTCAGAAAAATCAATAAGTAAAGATGTATCATCATACTCATCATCTTGTGAATTATTAAATAAATTAAATATGTTATTTATATCCATTTAGTTAATATTTTGAAATAAAAATGCTCCATATTATTTTAATATAAATATGGAGCAAATCTTTAATTAGTACTTGCTAGTTATTTAACACTAACTGTAACTGTACTTGCAACAGTTGTGTCTACTTCTAAACAACATGTAGTATCTACTACAGAGATTGTGTCCACAACAGGAGTTACTTCTTTAGTTTCGGTTGGTGTACTACATGATGCTAAAGCAACTGCTAATAAAACGGTGATCTTTTTCATTGGGTTTTTGTTTTTTTGGTTTTTTATTGGTTAATATAATATAAATATAATGGTAGGCACGTTTAATTATGATTTCCACCTAAGAATTTAACTGCTTCAACAGCTTGATTTAAGGTTATGTCAAAAAACTCACGTTGATTATTAGGTCGAAATTCTTTTAAATGACGATGTATTTCACTTTCTAATTCCATTCCGTTAGAACACCTAAATATATACTCTAATTTAAACGGGGTAGGTACACCTGTTGCTTTTGATAAATCTTTTATTCGAATACCTATTTCCTTACGAGTATACCCTATTTTTAACAACCCAGGATATGTAGGATTAGATAATACATATATCAATTCATCTCCTTGGCCGTCACTAGGTACAGATTTTTTAGGTCGTTTAGTAAAATATTTCACATCTTCCCAACCTTCAGAAGCAGGATAATCAGGATGTATTGAAGGAGATAGCGTATAAAAATGAGCTAAACTGTTTCTAAAATCGTCTTCTG